TAGCTGCTGTAGTTGCAACTATTGTTATTGCAAATGTTGTAGAAACTACGTTTAATGAAGGTAAATATTTTTCCGTAGCTGATGTACTAGCCCATTGCACAACACATTCTTTTGTTTCTTCTATATATTTGAAACCAGTAACTTTTTCAGTACCTTTACTGTTTAGATCACCTATACGTGGGTTATTTTTTTTTGGGTCAGGACAAGGTGTTTTTTCTACTTTTACTTCAGGTATTTTAGGTTCTACTGTTTCAGGATTAGGTGTTTCTACATTTGTTGGTGGATCTTGTTTTTTATCTATAATTACTAAATCTTTTTTGTTGTAATTTATAGGCTCATAAAAAGGTAATGGACAGATATTTATATTCCCTGCAGGGTCATCTATAAATAACTGATTATTAGTTGTACCATCTCGCCTTATTGTTATACAAGGCATATCAAAAATAGGTGGTAAGGTTCTTGTTATATGTTGTCTGTTAGGTATTGATGACTGCTTGGGTATATATATATTAGGTATTCTAGGTATTGCAGAATTTTGAATAATATCAATTTCTGGCATTTATAAATTTATAGAAGATTTAGGTTTTGTTGGTGTTCCTGGTTGTGTAAATTTTGGAATTTGTTTGTTTATTTGTCCTGGAATTAGTGTTTTTACATTTTGCATTACTTCATTCATAACTCTTGTCTTAAAATTATCTGATGAAAAGTATCTGTATGCAAAATAACCACCTCCAGCCATTGAAGCAGAAAGTAAAAAGCTTAAGATGCTGATTGTTTCAATAATAGTCTTACGCATTAGATTTATGGCACTATGAGTACATAGTAACTATAAAGCCATGAAAGAAGCCATAATAAAAGCTTTTTGTCATACCATGACAGTTTCTTTGTTGATTATTATTCCTACTATTGCCCCTTTATATATTCTTACAGGAGTAATGCAGCGTCAGATGATTAATAAGGTAAATTAATCAGCAGCTTCGGCTGTGTTTCCCTCTGCTACCCACGCAAGGTACTCTTGGTAGTCGGTGTTTGCTTCGTCAAATGGAATATAAAGCATATTAGTACCCTTTCCATCAGATGTAGCAGTTCCTTTTTTAGCTACAGAAACTTCTTTTCCTTCAATGTTTTTATGTAGTTTATAAAGTTTTGTTTGTGACATAATTAAAGCTCCGCTTGAAAAGCAACATAGGCAGAAGCACTTCCTAATCTAAAATATGCTCCATGCCCTGTTGTAGTTGATGTACCTCCCGAAAATCTAAATCCAGAGCAATTAATGTTAGTATCTTCTTGGGTGCAATTAGGTTGATATTGAGTACTGTTATTTGATACGACTTTATAGTAATTTGTTCCTGATGGTGCATCCATAGAAGGTATTGCTCTCATTTGACAAGGAAATTGTATATAACCAATATTTATTGACGAGTTATAAATACAACCTGTTCCCACTATCCGATCTACTGCTCCTTCTGCGTGTCTATAATAATACCTTTGACATAAAGCAAGCTCCTGAGCAAATGACCTATGCTCAAACGAAGTCGCATGATCCGAAACTTCTAATTGAACTCCTGTAATTTCAAATGTCGCATCATTTGTTGTGTACCATGTAGAGGTATGATCTTTCATTCTTGCACTACCGCTATATGTAACCCAAGCATCTTCTGTAACAGAATTATTTGTAAAATCTGTACCCATAAAAGTTAATATATTAAATTCAAATCCTTCATCAATATTATTATCAAACTGTAAACCAGAATTACCAGGTATGGTTTTTGTAACTTTTGTCCAAGTATCAGCAGCTAAAGAACCTGTTGCAAACGCATAACTTCTTTTTGTGCCATCCTGTGTCTTTAAATAACCTTTAAAATCTTGTGCAACACTTGATTTAACCCAGAAAGAAAGTGTTATATTACTTGAACTAGACAAATAATTCCAGCCACTATTAGCTATATCTTGTGACTCTAATTTCATTTGTATCCAAGTATAATCACTAGAACCAGCACCACTTGTTTGATTTCCATTAGTAACCTTATATGATTTTCTAAAACCTAAAGTATATGGAGTCGTACCAGAAGTTACATCACTTTGCGATTGAGTAGGTGCTTCATCTGTTCCACCAGAATGAAAACTAAATCTATCAACAGTTTGAATACCAGAAGATGTAGATGATGTACCACGTTGAGCCACCTGCATAGCTCCGTTAATTATTAAATTACGATTAGGTTTATTTGTAAGATTAGCAGTACAAGTTCCATCAGAATTATTTATTGTGATGGCAGCATCCGTAGAATTTACCCCTTTTATTGAATTAACTTTGATTTCACTCATGGTTTTGGATTAGCGTCTTTGACTGCTTTGTTATGAACAGCAAAGCTACCTGTTGCATCTAGTTTACCTGCAATAATATCGTCATACAGCATCCCAAGCTGATCCCCTGTTGGTGCATACGTTGTAGAACCGTTTGTTGTTCTGTCAGTTTGATATTTAATAGCAGCAGCAGCCGTATTCAGTTCAGTTCTTGCAGTATCTATTTTACTTTGCTCAAGACTTACAGAGTTTCCATCTTTATCAAACGCACCAGCAGAGTCATCAATAGTAACAACTGTGCCTGCGTATGCCTTGTAAATCGCTTCGTGATCTAGTGCCATAGTGTTTTACCTTAATTATAAGAGATAGTCATCATGCTGCTACCTCTTTTAAGATGATTGAACTTATAGCTCTAGAATAGCTTGTGTCATTACTGTCTATATAACTTCTATTAAAATAGATAGTTGTATTCTGTCCTGTTTGATGCCTTAATGTAATCCAATATTTAAGCTCTAAATCACTATTAGGAGTATCTAAAAACTCTATGCAACCACTTCCAAGATGATGAGCGTTAGTAATAGGAATAGCCATTGTTGCTGGTGTTCTACTTCCGAAAGCACTTGGAGCTTGTACATCCTCTGCATTTCCACTACCTTTTTTTCTTTTCAAATATGCTATTACAGGTGAAGCAGAAGTATTACCAGCAGAAATCATCATACTTATTAAAATTTTACTAGAACTAGAAGATGGAGTAATCGTTGCACTAAATATACTTTCAAGATCCCAATCAACACCATCCCCTATAGATTGACTAGCTGTATTAGTTTTTGTTGTTTGCACAACTTGAATAATATTTCCTGATTTTGGATTTGTTGTAGTTAAAACTATTCCATCTGCATTACTAGGTAATTTAAGAATGCGATCAGATGCAGGGTTACTATCTGGTGCAGCTATGCTTACTGAATTACCACCGCTATGTTTTAGTTTGATCTGGCTCATGCTACTATCTCCGAAAGTGTAACTGTTGAAATGGTACGACTCTCATGAGAAAGATCACCATCTGCTTCTGAGCTATTACAAGTAATCTGTGTTGTACCCTGTCCTCCCCAATCAATACACGCAATATTATAAGTATGTGCATTAGTGTCAGCAGCAGTATCTAAATATTTAAGACAAAGAGTTGTCTGATTATGTTTTCCATTTTGATCTTCGCTATATAGATGAAAACAACCTTGTTTCCTGTTAGAACCAACAGCATCTCCTTCAGCACCAGAAACTGCTGCACCATCTTTTTCTAACCTAAATGCAATATGTCTGCCATTATCACAACTAACATTTAGCATAATCTCAACCATGATTTTATTCCCTGCTGTAGACGCTGTAATACTACCTTGAGGCCCAATATCAGTATAAGAAGTAAAACTTGTTGTACTAAATTTGTCAGTTTTTACTGTTTGAACAACTTGAAGAATTTTACCTCCAGCACCACTAGCTAGTTTTGCAGAGCTAACAGCATTAGCAGCAAGCATATCGGTATCAACAATACCGTCAGGCAGTCCTCCTACTGCGACTCCTGTAATAGTTCCGTTTCCGTTTAATGTAATTGGCATAGCTATAAAACAACTAAAAGAGCATTTGGTGGTACTGTTACAACTGCACCTGCGTTGATAGTAGGAGATATAACCAAGGCATTTTTGTTTGCGCTTAGCTGATAACTAGTTGTTATGGTTTGCGATGCTTCATAAAAAGCCTCATCAGAACCCCCACCAGTTGCTCCAGAACCTCCTCCTACAGCAGTAAAAGAAGATCCATCATATATTTCAGCAGAAGTAGTTGTACTATTAAATCTAATATCTCCTGTAGCTGGTGAGCCTGGTCTTTGTGCAGTAGTTCCAACAGGTAATCGTAATGCACCTGTGTAATTATGTATAACAGAACCAGTAAAAGTCGCTCCAGTTAAAGGTGCATGCCCAAAATTAGGTAAACTTACATCTCCTAATAATACGTTTGCATTATTTGCAGCATTGCGAATATTTAAATTATTTCCATCAATAAAAGGAACATAAGCAGCTAAACCTACAGATGGAGTACCAGAACCTTGATTTAAAGTACTAAGTGCTGCCAATATTTGATTTAATTTTGTACGAACCTGCAAACCAGTACCATTATCCGCCTGGAATCCGTTACCACCTGTGTTATCAACTCTTGCCATGCAATGCGACTACTTAGGCATATTGTATATCAGATCAGCTTGATTTGCCAAAACCTGTTGCAATAAAATTAAAATTTCTATTTATAGAATTATTGCTACTATCTTTAAAATGTATAGAAAAACCACTATTAGATATATTGCTTAAGTTAAAATAATCACCGCTTTGCATATCAGTTGCAGTAATAGCAATAGAGGGCAAATTAGAATTTGCACCTAATAATGCAGAAGTACCTGTGAAAAAATTATGTGCAAAACTTATATTTTTAATTCCACTACCAGATGCTATAGCTGTTGCACTTTGTTCTGTTCTTCTTTGAAATTGTGCTATATATCCTAGTTGTTGAACTCTAATATCCTGTGCTGGATCTGATGAGGTTAAAACACATTTAAATTTAAATGATCTTCCTTTATATGTACCATTAGCAAATTTTTGATAAGCAGCAAAAGTATTATTATCTTGGCTAACAGATACAAATACATCTGCATTTGTAGCAACGCTAGAAGTACCATCAAAATCTTGTAGGCTATCTACTAAACCTCTTGCATCGAATAAATCAGCAGCATAAATTGATTCGCTTTTTAAATGTTTTGATATGTCAAGATCAAATACAGCACCTAGATCTAAAACATCTTTGAAAAAATATTCTCCTAAAGGTGCTGTACCTCCAATATCATCTATTGATGCCTCATTATCGAAAACTGTTATACTATCAAACTGCCCAACACCACTAAGACTGATTGCATTTGTAACAGCATCAAAACCAACATTGGTTTTTACACCTTGAAATTTTGGATTATCTAAATCTTCTCTTCTTGTTTGAATTGATAATTTTGGTAGTGGATCTGGAGAATCTATTAAAACACTTGTTTCACCAACACTAAAACGTCCACCGTCATCTTGTGATCTAAGTATTACCTCACCATCTAATCTAGGAATTTCAACTGAAGTTGTTGAACCTGCTACTGCTTGAATAAGATCTGTTGCATTTGAAAAAGTCCCAGCACCAGTAACATCAGGTGTATGCCTTATATATATTCTTCCCCCTGCGACCACATCTGGAGCATTTACAGCATCCCATCTTAGTCTTACTAATTTATCTGATATTGGTTCAAATGTAAGACCAGTTATATTAGGTGGTGGTGCTGTTTTACCAACAGCATCAAATGTTAATGTTGCTGCAGTTCTTGATGGTTGATTTATAGCATTAAAACTAAATACTCTAAATTCATATTTTCCTACCGCAGTATTTAAAATTTCTACATTACTTGATGGTGTTTCTATAGTTTTAAAATCACCATTATCTACTCTATATTGAACCTGATATTTTGTAATACCTGTTTGTGGTTGCCAATCTAAAATAATTTTTGGTACTGCAACATTATTAATTATTACTATTTTTTCTGTAGCGGTAAGAGATTCTGGTGGGTTTTTTATTTCAGTAAGTGTTGTAATGTTCCTTACAGGTAATGCTGTTCCATCTTCAACAAAAGCATATTTTCCTGAATTATGTTCTAAAGCAGTAATTGTATAAGTTAAATCATCATTTTCTTGTATTGATAAAACTCGCCATGTTGTTGTTTGTAATGAAGATGTTTCTAATATGTATGGAGCATGTTGATTTGGTGCTTGAGAATATGCAGAACTAACAGTAATAGTTCCAGAATTTATTGCAGTTATATTTTTTGTTTCTAATGAACCATTTGGCAAAATAATTGATAATGTAGGATTTTCTGATAATGCAGGTATATTTGTATTTGCTGTATCATCTAAAACTACTGTTGTTGTATTAGTAACGCTTTTAAGTAAACCACCTCTTCTAACACCTGCTTTTAAATTATCAGAAACACCAATGATATCTCCAGGCTTTATTAAACATCCAGCAGCAATAGTTGTTATAAATGATATTGATTCTCCAGCATTTTGTTCATTAAACAAAAACCATTTTCCTAATCTTGATGCCTGACCTCTTGAAGTTGTAGCAAATGCTTTTATATTCTTAACGTGTATTCCATACTTATTTTGTGTTGTAGCATCAGCTTCTACTGTTTCTATATCTAGTTCTTGGGTTGTCATATCTAGGTAACTTACGTTTATTACTGTATGTCTTGTATCTAAACTTGATCCAAAATAATTAAATCCATCATCAGTTATATTGGCATTATTAAAAATATATGAAACATTTTTTGGTGCATCTTGAGATATAGCTATACCTGCTTGTGCATAATATGGCATTACTCTCATTACGCTGCATAATTCCTTAATTACTGTATAAGCTTCTTTTGCTTGAGTAATATTTACATTACAGCTAAATCTAGGTTCTGTAGAACCTGTACCAGATCCATCATCTACTTGCTCTCCGCAATATTCACTTACTGTCTTAAAAGTAAATTTATCTAGTGCTGTTTCTGGAATAGAACAACCATAACGTGTATTGGTTAACAAATCGTATAAAATCCAT